CGTTCGGCGGGGACGTAACCGTAGAGATCGAGGTAGTCGGTTGCCATGCTCATCTCCTGCGCATGTTGATGTTGACGTTGACCCAACGGCGGGACGCTATCGATCCCGGCCATATGCGGGTGTAGAAGTACTCGATGTCGGTGTCGTAGTCGTAGTGGTAGTGGTTCGCCCACACCTGATTCGGGTATCCGTTCGCGGTCGCTTGCGTGAAGAAGTCGAACCCGTCGCCGTAGGGGTCGTCGTTGATCGAGTAGTAGGTCGGCTCGGTCGCGAAGTTGTCGTCTGGATCGACGGCTGCGAAGTGGCCCACGCCGTCTCCATCCCAAACGACGATCTCGATGAGGTCGTGATCGTCGTCGCAGCGAACGATTCTCAGGTCCGTATACCAAGCGCCTGGAGAAAACGCAGTCCCGATGGAGAAGTCCGACAAGTCGATCCACAGATAGTTGTCGGAGCTTGGGCTTGTCGGCGCTCGGTAAACCAGAATCGAGTCGTTCGCTGCCCTGTGTAGGACAATCTCCAGGCTTTGCGACGAGTAAGTGGCGACGTGCGTGGCCGAGTTGTCTGCTGGATCAATCTCCCACAATTGCGAGTTGACAGGCTCCCCGTTAAGGTTCGCCGCCATCACGTAAAGCTTGCCGTTGTTCCCGTAGACTGGATCTGAGACAGGCCGATATGCGTTGAACAGAGAAGGGGTGGGCGGATCGTAGTAGTTCTCCAGAACAACGACGTCCGGCGTCATCGTCTCGACATCCCACCTCCAAATCTTCTGGCGGGTGAACGATTCGGACCCGTGGTAGGCCGACGAGAAAAGCACATCGGCGGACGGCGAAGGAAAGAGGGTATGGTCCCCGTCCGTGATCGTGGAGATCGGGGAAGGATCGACGGCGAGCGTGCCGTCGGTCGCATACTTGCGGTAGTAGTAATCGCTTGAGCCGCCGATTTCCCTCGAGAACACTGCGCTTGACCCGGCGCCGTACCAGTACCTGTAAACGCCGTAATCTCCGGTGCCGCCGTCCGTGAATCCAACGATGGCTCGCGTGGCAGGATCAATGATCGCGAACGTGTACGGACAGTCCGTTGTATTGGCGGCGTTCCTGTATTGGAGCGAGAGCCAGTAGCGCGACTCCGCTGCGATCCAAACGACGTCACCCTTGGACAGCCAATCCGTGCTGTTCGCCGCGTTGTAGTCCGCGACGAAGTCGATGTCCGTATAGGTGAGTGCGGTTTCCGGCATCAGAACCACCCCACGATCGACCCCGTGATCCCCGCGAGCGTCGCGTCCGCCGACGCCGGCGCGTGGAACGAGATCACGTCGCCGATGTCGGTTGTCACCGCACTCGCCATGCCGGTGACGGTCACGGTCGATGTGCCTGCGCCGTACGTTGCCGTCGCGAGCGCAGACCCGTTGCGCTTCACCGCGATGGCAGTCGACGCCGTCGCATCCGCCGTCGCCGTCCACTGCGAGCCCGCGAGTTGCGCATCGAGGTAGATCGGATACGGGCAGATGAACTGGAACAGCACCTCGCTCGCATCGGGAACGCCCGAGACGAAGAAACTCAGGCAGAAGTCATCCGCCACCGTCTCGCCGCCGGCCAGCGTGCGCGACGGCCACCCGCTCGACAGGTCGATCGCGAGCACCGCATCCGCACTGCCGGCCGCGGCGATCGATGCCGCCAGTGCCTTCCATCGCGCCTGGCACGCGATCACGTAGCCCATCATGCCGCGCACGATCTGCGACGACAGGTCGTCCACGAGCGGGCGCTTGAGCTCGTGCCAGGTGTCGTCCTCGCTGGCCCACCAGACGCTGGTCTCGTCCCCGGTGAGCAGCGCCCGGTACGCCGCGAGCAGCGCTGCGCGCGCCGCGGTGTCGGTCGCGAACACCTGCACTGTCGCTGGCGCCGACGGCAGTAGGTCGTCGATGATCACGCCGGCCTCGATGTTCAGCGTCGCCACGCGCTCGAGTTGCTCGAGCCAGGCCGCGCGCGCGGCCCCGACTGTCGCGAACCCGTAGAAGGTGGCGTCGAGGCTCACAGCCGCTCCGTCAGTTGGATGTCGACGCTGTTCAGATTGAACGCGATCCGCTTGATCCCCGAGAGCTCCGACATCGTCCCCAGGAACCCATGCACCTGTGACCGCTCAGGGAGCCCCGGCTGCGGTACATAGAGCACGTCCGACACCGTGCGCTGCCGGCGCATCATTTCCCGGATGCGGTACTCCTCCGCGCCGACGCCGGTCGCTGGCAGGCTCATCTGCACGGTGCGCGCGGCGCGCCCGGGTTGAGCCACGAATCCGCCGGTCGCAAGCCTCGTCTTCACGCTCGCGTCCACCATCCCGCGAGTGATCCCGTACACCGCGGAATACTCCGGCTGATATGCCGGACAGAGCACCAGGCGACCGACCTGCAGATAGCTCTCGGTGCTCGTCGTCGCGTCCCACTCGACCGACCAGTACCGTGCGATGACGTCGTCCGGCGTGACGTGCAGCAGCATGTACGGGCAGCCATAGACGCCTGTGTCGACGCCGGCGCCCCACCACGTCGGCGCCATCCACTCGATCCCGGTCTCCGAGTACGTGATCGCGTGGCAGTTGACCCACCCGGAGTCATAGACGTCGTGCAGACCGGCGGCGCTGCCGGCGCGGATGCGCCAGAGTCCGGCCTGTGGCGCGTTGTGGTTGTGCGCGCTGATCAGTCGGATCGTGCGCGCGGCGCCGAGGTCGAGCGCGACCTGGGTCGAGGCGAGTAGCAGGTTCGACGAGCGCGCGACCTCCGTGACCCGCTCGTCCTGCATGGACGCGGCGCCGTACCCGGCCGCCCACGAGCCGCCTGTGATCGTCGCGTCGAGCGCGCGGTCCGGCCATCCCAGCATGACTACAGGTCGCATCTCATCCCCACAGCGTCAGGCTCATCACGGGTACCTGTTCGCCGCGATAGCGGCACCCGATCACGAGCATCTTCTTGCCAGCGTCCAGCCCCCAGCGCGAATGCACGATCGTCACCACGTCGCCAATGTCGGCCGACGACACGCGGTCATTCGTCATCGCGATGTCGACCTCGAACGTCCCGCGCGGCACGCCGATCGTCTCCGCGAACTGGCTGCCCGGCACGGGCGGCTGCGCCTCGAGGTCGCCGGTAGAGGTCACGCGCCGCCCCCACCCGTAGGACTCGACCACGTAGTCCTGCGCGCCGGCGAACTGGGTCTCGATCGGCTGGTCGACCAGCGGATTCGACGTGCCCGGCTGCGTGCACGCGGTCTCGGCCGACAGCGGGAATTGCTCGGCGAGTTGCTTGCGGACCTCGGACGGCACGACGCCGGCCAGTCCGGTCGTCTGAACGCAGTAGTTGCGCGGATACCGCTGCACGATGCGCTTGTACGGCACGCCGCGGCCGAGGTCGCCGGTGTTCACGCGCCGCACCGCGATCACCTCGTCCTCGCGGATCGTCAGCGACGACGCACCGCCCGCCGGGTCTTCAACGCGCGCCATCCAGAACTCGCCGTCCCGGCGGAACCCGCACCAGGCGCCGCACGACGCCGCGAGCGCAGACAGTGCGTCGGCGTAGGTCGTGCTGTCGTCGCGCGCGTAGAACCCGACCTCCGCGCCCACGGAATCGCACCAGGTCCAGAAGTCCGAGTACACGGTCCCGTCGTAGGCGAACCCGTCGATGTCGGCCGCCTGCGCGACGAACAGGATGATGTCCGCCGGATTCTTCTTGTCGACTCCGCTGTCGTAGGCCGACGCGTCGCACGTCACCGTCCCGACCGGCGGCGAGCCGAGCTTGAACACCCCGTCCGTAGTGCAGGTCGCGTAGTGCCCGATCGGCACCGACAGCGCGTAGAGCGCGGCGATGTCGGCCGCGGCGTTCAGTTCGATCGCACCGGCCGTCAGCGTGCGCGCGATGACGCTGCCGCTGTCCTTGGAGAAGTGCGCACTCGCGTTCCCGCGACTGCTCACCATGTACATCAGCCGGGACTTCTCGACCAGCACCGGCTCGACGTTGTACGCGCTGCCGAAGACCACCGGCTTCGGCGTCCCGGCGAGCTCCGCGTCGCCTTCCAGGCCGCCGGCGCCCGTGAACCGCGCGCACATCGGCCGCGTGAGTGCCTCGAGCGGATCGGCCAGTCGGATGCGCAGCGACGTGCCGTCGGACGTTATCGACGTCATGCGCGCGACGAAGATCCGCGTCCAGGCGGACGGGAAACTCTCGTGCGCGGTGATCGTCGCCGACGACCCGTCGATGCCGAACAGCTCGTAGAGTTGTCCGCTCACCCCGTAGCCGGCCAGCGCGTCATACCGCCCGTCCGTATTCTCGATCGTCGCCTCGCCGTAGCTGGCGGACGTCAGGCCGAACAAGATGCGCGCACCCGGTCCGCCACTGGCGATCGAGCGGTCGAAGTTCCCGCCGTTCGTCAGCCGGTCATCGGCTGCCGTGTTCGCCGGCGTCCCGCTCGCTCCCGTGCGAAACGCTGCGCCCGGCTGCGCGAAGATCCACGATTGCGTGGTGCCGTCCGAGTCGATCACGGCAGTGATGCGCGCCGCCAGCTTCATTGCGCCGCCGTAAACGTAGCGTTTCCGGCCAGGGTCGTCAGATCGCGCTTGACCTGGTCGAGATCGTCCACCAGGTCACGCCACGACTGGCGCACCGTCTCGAACTGCCCCTCGAGCGTCGTCTTCGACGCGCGCCATTCGTCGATCAGGTCCGTGATCGAGTTCGACAGCCCGGTGATCGTGTTCTCGTTGTTCGTCGACGCCGTGTCGAGTGCGTTGCCGATCGTCGTGAGTCCGGTCAGCGTCTGCCCGCTCATGTCGGTCGTCGGCGGGGTGTTCGACGCGCCCTGCAGGTTCTTCAGTTCGTCCTGTGCCGTCGTAATCAGCCCGTCGACGCCCGTGAGCGACGCACCGAACGATTCGAGCGCACCAGTGACCCGCAGGAACTCCCCGGCATAGTTGCCACCCGAAGCCGTGAACGACTGCAGCTCCGTGAGGTACGCATTGGCCGAACCGGACAGTTGCGACGCCGCCTTCGCGTCCCCGCCGAGCGCCGCGCGCAGGATCGTGTCGAACGAGTCGCGCGCGAGCGTTGCCTGAGTCTGCGGCGCAAGGGCCGAGAGCGATCCGGTGCGCAGGTCCTGCAGCGTTCCGGCAATTTCCTCCGAGACCGACTTCAGCGTGCGCAGGCGCTCGAGCTCGGTGTCGAGCTGGTCGATGCGCAGGTCGCGCGCCGTCTTCTCAAGGTCGAGCGTGTGCTGCGCGTCGCCGGTGGTGATCTGCGCCTCGATCCCCATGCGCTGCAGGAGCACGGAGGTCGCGCGCGAGGCAAACTCGCCCGGGTTGTCCGCCGTCGGGATGGCGGCGATCAGCCAGTCCTCGAGCGTCTTGAGGTAGTCCGCGGCCCCGCGCAGGTCGCCCCGATCGATGAATCCCTGCGTGATCGTCTGCGCGACCTGGTCCTGCAGCGACACACGCGCGCTTCCGATCTGCCCGCGCACGCCGACAGCGGCCGACAACTGCTCGGTGAGCGATAGCCCGCCCGTACCGAGGATGCGCGCCATGTCGCCCTCGAGCGTCTTGATGTTCGACCCGAGGTCAAGGATCTGTTGCGCGACCGTGCGCGCCGGGTTCTCGAGCTCGGAAATCGAGTGCGAGAGGTCGCCCCAGGTCGACTCCATGGACGTGATCTGGCCCTGCAGGTTGTCGCGACTCGTCTCGAGCGCGGTGCGCTGGGTGTCGACAGCGGAGGCCGCCGCGGCCGCGGCCGGCGTCAGCGCGTTCGTCGCGTCGATCCAGTCGGCGAGCGGGCCGGCCAGCGCCAGGACGGCTGCGTACTGGTTCCGTCCCGCCTCGGTCTGGAGGTCGATACCCTCGACGGTGGTTCGATACCACGCGGCGATTTCCGCCGTCGGCAGCGACAGATCCGGGCCGAGCCCGACGTCGTTCAGCGCCGCGCGCAGCTGCGTCGTCTGCGCCGCCTGGCGCTCGACCGGCGAGAAAAACGACGAGTAGTAGCGCGACAGGTTCGACTTCAGCGCATCCAGGCCGCCGGAGACGTTAGCGAGCTGCTCGACCGCGGTGGCCGACAGCCCGGCGATCTCGCCGAGCGTGCCCGGCAGACCCTGCATCGACTTTTCGAAGTCGTGGAGCGCCGACGCGAGCGCGATCAGGTTGTCGATTGCCGTCGGGTCGGCCGTCATCGGGTCGAGGCGACCAATGATCTCCGCGAACCCTCCCTGCAGGTCGGCCGCCTGGAGCGCGGCCAGCATGACGCGCTTGCCCTCGGTCGCGAGCTCCGTCTGCAGCGCGTCGTTGGACACATCGCGGCCAGACTGCAGGAATGGCACGCGACCGAGCGCCGTCTCGACGTAGCTGGCGACCCTTGCCGACGCCTTGCCGCCGGGGTCGGTGTCGTAGCCGAGCGCCAGGCGCAGGCCGGCGGCCGAGCCGCCGAACGTGACCGCGAGCTTGTCGACGCTGCTGACGAGCTGCTGCACCGTCGTTCCGACTTTGTCGTCGGCCTGGCTGGGTGTGAACAGGCGCGTAGCGCCCGGCAGCAGGCCCTGTAGGTTCGCGGTCGCCGATCCACCGACTTTCGGTGCACCGCCCGGGCCCGAGAAGATGCTGTACAGCGCGTACGCGGCGGCAATCCACGGGATGGCGGTCCCGATCGCAGCGACCACGCTGCCGGCAGTCGTGAGCTCGGCGGCAACCATCGCCTCAGCGACCGGGGCAGTCGACAGCCCGAGCGATTGACCGAGACCGGAGAACGCGAAGTTGGCGCCGATATTGCCGAGCCCGCCCGCAAGCAGACTGTTCCCGCCGCCGAGCAGACCGGACCCGAACGACCCCGCCGCGCTTCCGATGGCGCTCCCACCGAAAGACCCGCCGACCGATCCTCCGAACGCCCCCGCCACGCCCTGTTGGACACCCGCCAGCGACGATGCGAGCGGAGCGAATGCAGCCTGCACGATCGGCTTCAGGATCATGTTGTTGAACAGGCCTTTGATCGCGTCGCGCATCGACACGAACGCCGACTTGCCACTCTCCGCGGCCCGGAAGAAGCTGTCCGTAAGCGCGCGGTCGATGTTGTCGGCGGCCTTCTGGAACTCCTCCTGTGCCTTCTTCGCTTCCTCGGCGAGAGCCTTGTCCCGCTTGGCCTGCTCCTCGTCTACCGAGTTCTGCACTTCCTTCGCCGCGGCGCCCCGCGCGATGCTCGCCGCGAGTCTGTACTTGGCCGCCTCCTGGCTGAACTTCTCGACGACGGCGTCGTTCGCTCCGCCGGACAGGGACTCCTGCTGCGCCTTGAGCTCGGCCGCCGCGGCCGCCGCGTCGTACTGTGCCGCCGTCAGGTCCTCGTTGATCCCGACGAGCTTGTATGCCGCGGCGTACTGTTTCACGGCACTCTCGACGGCCTTGTCGGCCGACGCGACTCCCTTGTCCTGCTCGCCGGCGAACTTCCGAGACTCTTCGGCCGCCCGCTGCAGCGCCTTCGCTCGCTCGTCCTCTGCCTTAGCAAGTGCAGCGACGGCGGGCTGCTTGTTGAACAGCTCGAGCTGCGCCTTCGACAGTTCCTCGAGGCTGATGCGGCCGGCGGCCCAGAGCGCGGTCAGCCGGTTCCACTCCTCGGCGAAATTCGGGTCGAGCCCCGACAACTTCTGCAGGAGGTGCTCCTGCGCCTCGAGCTCCTTCGCCGTTTTTGACTTCTTCGCGGGGTGCTGCGCGTCGTACGCGGCGATCGCCTTGCGGATCTCGAGCTCGGTCCGGCCGGCTGCGAGCCCCTCGTTCCGGATCTTGGCGTGTTCCTGCTCGCGCTTGACCGCGTCACTGCGCAGGTCGCGCATCCGGTCAGCCCAGGTGAGCTCGGCCTTCTCCTGCGCGTTTCGCTCGCGCTGCGCGGTAGTCACGTTGTCCTCGAGCACCGCGCGCTGCTGCAGCCCGCGCAGGATCTGCTCTGCCGACGCGATCTGAGCCTGCAGGTTCTCGCGCCACTTGTTCGTCGCGGACGCTGACCCGAGCGACACCTGCCCGGGGTTCGCGAGCGCGGACTGCGCGTCCGCGATACGCTTGTTCTGCTCGGCGATCTGGTCCGAGAGCGTCTTCTCGCGGCCGATGCCGAGCATCGCGGACCACGCCTCGGACGCGCCCTTCTTCAGCCCCGCCCAGGCGCGCTCGAGCGTCCCGAGCCCGGCCTGCACCCTCTCGGAGCGTGACTGCCACTCGTCAAGGTAGGTCTTCTGCGCGAGCGCTGCCGCTTCGGCCGTCTTGCCGACGTCCTCGAGCGCGCGCACCTGGCGGTACACCGCGGCATTGACCAGGCCGTAGTCCTCGGCCAGCTTTTTCAGCGTGTCGCCGGGCGACTTCGCGATGTCGTCGAGCACCTTGCGGGTGTCGGCGACGGACTGCCCGAGCCCGCGCTCGATGATCAACGCCGCGCGCGCGAAGTCCTGCAGGTTCTCGGTCCCGATCCGGGTCGAGGTCGCGAACTCCGCGAGTGCCGCGGCGGCTGCGTGCTGCGACCCGGTGACCTTCGCGATGTTCGACGCCATCGCGCCGAGTTGGCCTGTCGTCAGTGCACCGGCGTTGCCCGACGCGACGATCGCCCGATTGAACGCGTCCGCTTCGCCGGCGCCCTTCGCGTACGCTACCGCCAGGCCGGCCACCGCCGCCCCCGCGATCGTCAGCGGGTTGATCATCCCTGAGACGTACCCCGCCACGCCGCGCGCCGCGGCGCCCAGCGAGCCGAACTGATCCTTGATCTGCCCGCCCTGCTGCAGCAGGACCGTCAGCGGCGCCTGCCCCGCCTGCAGCGACGTGACGATGTCCGTGAACTGCGCCGGCAGCCCGCGCATCGCGTAGGCTGCCTGCTTCGTCGACGTGCCGACCTGGTCGACGGCCGCGGACGTGCGCTTGAGCGCCGACTCGACCTGCTCGACGCCCTCGGCCCGCAGCCGGATCGTGGTGGGGGAGTTGTTGTCGGCCACGGTCAGCGCTCGTTGATCGCGCCGAGCGCGCCCGCCTCGAGCGCACGGATGTCAGCGAACACGGTCTGCCAGCGCTCGTCGTCCAAGCGCATCCGATCCATTACCGTGAAAAGCGGGCCGTAGTCCAGGCCGACAACGCCGCCCATCGTGGTTCGCCACTGGGTCCGGATCTGCATGAACACGGCGTAGGACTCCCAGTTCTCCGGCCAGCATTCGACGACCTCGGCCTCGTAGTCCTCGCGCGTGGCTCCCGCTTCCATCTGGCCTTCGGCCGGGGGCCGCGCGAACGCGGCGTGCCCGACCTCGGTCAGTTTCCCAGGCGGCCCTCGGTGATCGCAGACCGGTAGTCGTCGATCGTCTTCAGCGCCAGGCCCGGGTACTCGTCGCAGAGCTGCTGCACGCTCGCGCGCGAGAACTCCGCATCGAGATCCCATCCCTCCGCGATCTTCATGAGGTAGTCCGCATTCGCGTCGCGGGTGCGGGCGAATGCATCGGCGAGCGACACCTTGACGTCGGCGTCCTGCTGCGACGCCGGTGCCACGCCAGCGGACCCGAAGATTTCGTCGAGCAGCGCACCGAACTCGGTACGCGTGCGGTAGACGAAGACCCACCCGACGGACCCCTGCCCGCCTTCCGGGAGGTCGACCGAGACCCGTCGCTTGAAGGACTTCGGTCGGCTCCCGAGAACGATTCTCGCCATGTCGACTCAGGCCGGGATCAGGACGCGTACCGCGTGACGCGGTTCGTGCCGTTGATCGAAACGCGGTTGACCATGATCGAGTTCTGCGACCCGGTCGGATTCGGGTTCAGCGCGATCTTGCACGGCACGAGGATGATCGAGCCCGACTTCATCACCTTCTTGAGCACCGTGTCCGTCTGCACGTCGGTGTACGACTGCAGCAGCGTGTACCCCGAGTTCCCGATCTCGTCGGCGTCGATGTCGAACGACTCCGTCGCGGCCGAGAAGCCCGTGTTCAGCGAGTTCTCGATGTCCGAGTCTTCGAACTGGTACGTAACCGACTTCGGGTCGCCGCCGCTGACCTGCGTGTTCATCGTCGACGGAATCTGCGTCCAGCTCGAGACCTTCTTGCACGTCCCCGTGCCGCTGCCCGACGGGAAGAGGCTCGTGTCGCTCGTGTCCATGTCCTCGAGCACGAACGTGTCGGTCGCGACCGACTTGATGCGGAACGCACGCTTGTGGATGCGCGACCAGCCGCTGTTCGTGATGAGCACGAAGTCGCCGTTCGAGTATCCGTGCGCGGTCGACGTCACCACCGCCTCGCTGGCGTTGGTCACGCTCGACATCGTCTTCGAACCGCCGAACGCCGCCGCCACGTAGCGGGTCAGACCAGTCAGTACCTGTGCCATGATGGGCTCTCCTGTTTCAGTGGTAGGCCGCGAGCGACGAGGGCCCGGTGAAGTGGGTCACGGCGAGCGACAGGCTCGCCACGCAAAGGGTCTGATCCGCCTCGACGATTTCCCAGCGCACCGCGGGCTCGAACACCCACGACGCGGTGCCATCGGGGACGGACGCGCCGGCCATTGCCGAGAAGACGTCGCCGAGCAGATCGTCGACCGCCTGCTCGCCGTCCGTACCGGCGTCGGCACGCGCGATGCAGTCGATGCCGATCAGCGACTTCCAGGCGGTGACGGTGTCCTGTTCGAACTGGCCGCCGCCGTCGGCGCGCTCGACGTGCACTTCGATCGCAAGCGCCATTCCCTGCGGGATCGACAGCCGCCGGCCGCGGCGCACGGGCACCGCCGGCAGTGCTGCGGTGAGCACCGTCACCACCGCGTCCGAGAGGTCGACGAACGCGGTCACGCCGCCCTCTGCAGACGCACGATGAGCATTCCGTCGCCGCTCGGCTCGACGCGCGTGACGGCGTAGGCCGTCGACCCGATCGTGATCGAGTCGCCCTGCACGACGCCCGGCCAGTCGGCCGCAGCGAGTGTGGCCGCCGGCGTCGTCGTGTCCATGTTCAGTTCCGACCGATACGACGCGTCGAAGATCACCGGGACCGTATCGGCCCCGATGGTGACTTCGTGCGTGGCGAGCGCCTGCACCATCGCGCGCACCTCGTCGTCGGTCTGAACGAGCACGTCAGACCGTCGCCTTCCGTCCCCAGGCCGAGACGGCAACCGGGAACGTGGGCGTAGACGTGCCGCCGATCGTGCCGACGTAGCGGATATACCTGCGCACCTGGCTGGCTTCCAACTTGATCGCATGGATCTTGTTCGACGCGGTGACCTGCGTAAACGTCGCGCCGGTGACGTCCTGCCAGTCGGTCGATCCGTCAGCCGAGTCCTGGATCTTGCCGTCCCACGTCGGCGTCGTGCCGCTCACGGTCCCGACCTGCTGCACGATGAGCATCGGGCCGTCGACGTCGAGGATGTCGACCGAACTGCCGGTCAGCGTCGAGGTGTTCGACGCCGGATTCGCGAGGATGAATCCGGTCGTCGAGATGGCTGCCGTGATGAAGTTTCTGCCGACGCTCATGCTTCGCTCTCCTTGGTGCTGCGGCGGCGCGCGCGCGGCGCGTCGTTTGCCGTCGTTTCGTCCGCGGGTTGTTCCGCTTCGGGTTCCGCCGCCACCGGCGCAGTCTCGGGCGCCGGCGCGGCCGGCGGCTCGGGCGGCGCGACGCGCGCCTTGTTCGCGGCGATGACCTCGGCCGCGACCTGTCCCGACAGCGCGATGCGCGTGCCGACCTCGATGCGCTCGCCGGCCACGAGGAACGGTCGCAGGACTTCGACTGTCACTGAGGCGGCCTTCACGGCGCCGCCCGCGGTGACGAGAGCCCCGGCTGTCAGGGTCGAGAGCATCAGGTGATGCTCGTGGCCTGGCTGAACGCGGCCGGGATGCGAACGCCGACGTCGGCGGAGAGCATGACCCGGATCGTCGAGATCCCCGCCTGGAACTTCGTCGAGTCCGCGTTCGTCACCGCGATCTCGATCGAACCCCACGACGCGAGGATGACCTGCGACCAGTCGCCGAACATCATCGAGGCGGACGCGATCTGGTTCGTCGCGACCGCGCGATAGCCCTCCATCTCGCCATCGATCAGCTTGCCCTGCCACAGCGGAGTGTCGGTGCTCGAGAAGCGCTGGCGCTGCTTCAGCAGGCCGGCGACGGCCGGCGTCGTGACGTACGCCATGCCGTCGGCGAGCGCGTTGGAGCCGCCGACGTCCGTCTGGAACTCGACGATGCCCGCGTACGCGATCGACGTGCCGGTGACGGACCCGATGCCGGACGTGGCCGACACGCCGGTGGGTTCACCCGACGAGCCCGAGCCGTTGAGCGCGGCTTTGTCGATGCCGATCGCGGCGATGCGCAGGAGGTCGTTCTGCACCAGCGCATCGACCGCCGGCGTCGCCTGCAGAAGCAGGTTCCTCGACACGTCGACCAGGCCGCCGGCGTTCTTCGGCGACAGCGCCAGTTGGCCGAGCGTCGGCTGCGATTCCGTGATCGTGGTCGCTTCCGTCGAGAGCCAGTACAGCGTGCTCGCGGCGGTCAGCTTCGGAATCGTGACGTTGCCGACCAGGCCGTCCATCGCGACCGCGCCGAGCTGCGCCACGACCATGCGATTGCGAAGCAGGTCGATCAGGCCGCCGGCCATGTTGGTGGTGCCGACCAAATAGTTCGAGCCGCTCACGCCGGCGACGGTCATGTCGCGCTTGAGCACCTCGAGCGGGAGCGCGATGCCGCCGCGCGTGTGGCCGACGGCCTTCTTGACCGCCTCGTTCGCTTCCATCTCGAGACCGATCTCGCGCTGGAAGCTCGACTCCTGCGGGTGGCACAGCGCGCGCACGAGGCGCGTCAGGCTGTACCGGCGAGTTTCCTTCGCCGTCATGCCGATCTCGCCCGCGCCGGCGGGGCTCGACGCGCTCGCCATCGCCTTCAGCAGCTCGTCCGACACCCAGCGCAGCGAGTGCCCTTCCTGGATCGCGCGCGACGCGAGCTCGCGCCCGCCGTGCTTGGCGTATTGCTCGCCGGCGGCCAGGATCTCGCGGACCTCGGCGAGGCGGCGCGTTGCGGTGTCGTCGACGGAGATCGTCGGGGCCGGCGCCGCGGCGTTCGTGGCGGCCACGGGGGCAGCGGTATCAGCCATGGTGGATTTCTCCTGTTGGGCAATGGGGACGGCCGAGCGGCCGACGCCGACCGTGGAGTCGGCAGGGATCGAGACGATGGACACCTCGAGCGGGGTCCACTTCGTGATTCGGTACGTGTCGACGCCGTCGACGCTTGACTCGAGCTTCAGTTCGTCGATCGTGTAGCCGACCGAGACCTTCGTGCGGATGCCGTCGATGACGTCTTGGAAGATTTCTTCGGCGTCGGCCGAGCGCGAGAAGCGCACCGTCGCGCGGCAGATGCGATCCGGCCCGACCCACGCGCGATCGATCACGCCGATCTGGTCTTCGGGGTCGTGGCAGTCGAGCAGCGGCGCCGCGTCGTTCAGCCGCGCCAGGTCGACCGACGACGACGTGCAGTCGAGAATCTCGACTCCCCAGTACCGCTCGTACGGGGTCTCGCTCGCGAACGCCAGTTCGACGGTGCGCGCGGTGGTGTCGATCGCCTCGCGCTTGAACGTCGCCGCGCGGGTTTGCTTGCCTGCGGTATCGGGCCTCATGACCCGGTACGCTAAACGCCGATGCGTGCCAAGGTCGCGGCAACGATTTGTCAGTGCGCGGGACGCGCGAGTCAGGCCCCCGCCATCGCGTTGGCCGGAGTCGCCGGCGGCACCGGCGCGTCGACCGGGAGCCCGGCCGCGATCATCGCGTCGCGCTCGATCGCGAGCTGTGCGATGACGTCATCAAAGTCCAGCCCTTGTTCCGCGCAGATTTGCCGGCGCGTCTTCGTGCCCAGTCGCACCGCAGCCGCCGCGGCCTCGACGTCCTTGACCGGATCGACCCACTGCCAGCGCCGTCCCTGCCACGACACCCCGCGCAGGTAGCGCTCGCGTGATGCCGGAGTGAGCGGATCGAGCGCGCCGGACAGCAGCGCCGTGTCGAGCCACGCCTCGAACACCGGGTCGAGCAGCGATTCCGCGAACCACGACTGCAGGATCATCCACCCCTCGCGCTCCTCGAGCGTGCCGGCGCGGATGGACGAGAAGTTGACGTCCGTCAGATCACCCGACAGGACGTGGTACGACGCGCCCAGTCCCGCCGCGATGCCCCTCAACGCCGCCTTGCAGAACGGGTCGAAGTTCGCGCTCGGATAGTCCGGGTTGAACGATTGGAACTGGTAGCCCTGCGGGAGCGTCTGGAACATCCCGGGCTCGACTTCGTCGATCAGCGCCCCGGTGCTCGAGTCGGTTGCACCTGCGAGCGGCGTTCCGTCGCCGTCCGGCGTCGTGAAAAAACCCATCTTCGCGGCACCCACATGGGCCGCGATGACTGCGCTGTCTTCGAAATTCCCGAGGTCACGCAGCCGCTTCATCGCCGCATGGAACCACGGCACGCCGCGGCGCTGCTCGGCGCGCTCGGCCGTGAAGAGGTGCACGATGTCGGACGCCGGCACGACCTCGATGCGGTCGCCCTGCGTCGACGACGAGAACGTATCTCCGGGGTGGCGCGTGTGCAGGTGGTACGCGACCGGACGCCCGTCGGCGTCGATCTCCACGCCCATCACGAGCCGATTGTTCCCGGCCTGGCCGTTCAGCCGCTCGTCGAGCCGGTCCGCTTCGATGAGCTGCAGCGCGATGCCGTGCGAGAGGCCCTTGCGCCGCACCAGGCGCACGAGCGCCTCACCGTCGCGCGCGGCAGCGCGCACCGCGACGCCGCAGATGCGCCGGAACGAGAGCTTGCCGGCGATGTCGCAGTTCCTTGCCTTCGACCAGACCGCGAACTCGCGCTCGATGATCGCGTTGGCGAAGTCGTCGGTGTCGCCGGTCGCGATCGACGACGGCACCCGCATCTGCAGCGCGAAACCCTGCGGACCCACGATGTGCGCATCGCACATCCCGAGGAAGCGGCGCGCGTAGGGGTTGTTGTCCGCGAGATCGCGCGACCGGGCCCGCAGCGGCGCGAGCGCCGTGCGCAGGTCAGAGTCCGCCGACGCGGTCGACGTCGACCACAGTGCCGTCAGCCGCGACGCCTTCGCCGCCTCGAACGCCCTCGCGTGGAAGCGCCGCCCGGGCACGCGGTCGCGCGCGGCGAGCCACTGGGTCAGCACACGCGATCCCCCGATCGACGCCGCCGGAGCGGCCCACGAGCCGTCGGCGCGCTGGTACAGGTTCACGATCCCGCGCTCGCGCAGGTACTGGCGCGCGTCGGCGCGCTTGGAGTCGAGTGCGGTCGACGTCATGGGGTCACCTGCGCACGTAGATCCGGTTGCGCGGCGCGAGGCCCGCGGAGATGCGCGCGGCGTTGTCTTCGGAGATCACTTCGAGGCGGTACGCCTGGCGCATCTTGATCAGGTCCACGGGCGACCACTTCTCGACCTCGCGATCCCCGATGACCACGCGCTTCTGGTCGCTCGTCGCGGTCCCCTCGAGCACCGCCTCGATCGCCTCGAGCACCTTGCGCGCGTGCGAGCGCCCATCGAGAGATGTCGCCGTCGCGGGGTTCGCCCGCAGCGTGATCTCGCCACTTCCGACATTGATCCGCGTCGTGCCCGACGTGACGTACGCGACCCACGAGTGCGCGCCGGCCGTCCATGCGCCGGTGGTCGCCGACGTGGCCTCGACCAGATGATCGTCTCCGCTCGCGCTCGCGGTGATGCTACGCGCGGTGCCCGCGGTGTGCGGGATCAGCTTGACGGTGAGCGTGTAGGTGCTCGCCGGGTAGTCGGGCAGCGTGAACGTTTCGGAGATCGAGTCGCCGAGGAACAGGGTCGACGGAAAGGTGATCGCGTTCACGTCACGCCTCGCTGATCGCGGACGGGGGTGCGGGGAGAATCATGCGGCGGCGGCGGTTTCGGTCGCATCTGACAACAGAACG